ATGCAGGTAAACATCAATATAATTTAGATAACAATCTAGATGGTGAAGAGCTATTATGGACACCGGAAAATCAGCAAACAAAAACTTCACAGTATGGTGGCGTAAACATAAGGTATAAATATAATCTTAAAAGACAGTACATAAAACAATGGACTGAACTACATGATCAAATTATACCTTGGAACAGAATTAGATATATATTTTAAACCAAAACAAAGATGAAAAGAAATAAAAAGCTATTAATTGCTTTGTTATTATTAACACCAGCAATTATATACATAATATACTTTACAGATAGTTTTTCTATGAAGTATACATATGTAAGATTAAAGAATGGAACTGAATTTAGAGATGTTCCTGTAAAACGTGTTGATGATATAGGATTTAAAATAAATGGAAACTATTATACAGAATTTGATATTGATAGTTTAGCATATTAAAACAAAACAAAGATGAGCAAAATGGGAAGAGCTGTACTTTGGGTACAGGAGAACGGATTAAAAGATGATCCAGCAGCACTAAGTAAATACATTAATCAAAAAGACAAAGATGGAACAAGCAATAAGCGAAGTAAAATTGAGCACAGGAAAAACTGTAAAAATATATCAAGACGGTGATTGTGAATCACCTCGTGCTTGGGACAACCTAAGCCAAATGATATGCTTCCATGGCAAGTACTCACTCGGAGATGATGATCATGATTACAACAATGATGATTATAATAACTGGGATGAAATGAGGGACGCAATAGAAGCCACAGAAAGACCAATTGTATTGTTACCACTATACCTTTATGATCACAGTGGAATTACAATGAGCACCGAACCATTTGGGTGCAGATGGGATTCAGGCCAGGTAGGGTTTATATTCATTAACCACGCCAAGCTAGATGCTTATGGACTTACTGTGAAGGATGAGGAAACGTGGGAGAATTTCCTAGAAAGACTTACGTTGAGTATTAAGGAAGATGTGAAAATATATGATCAGTATATTAGTGGCGAAGTATATTCGTTTGTCATAGAGGATAATAATGGAGATGTCATTGACTCATGTGGCGGTTTCTACGGAGATTCGCTAGAAGGTTCAGGAATGAATGAGCACATGATTGAAAATCTAACAACTCCAGAGATTGTAGAGTTTAAGAGCGAAAGCTCATTTGTGTAAAAAAAAGAAGGGTATCGTAATGATACCCTTTTTTTTTCTAACCAAGATGGTAGTGTGAGTAGTGTAGTGAGAGAAGTTATCTACGCACCTTGGTTTGATAAGTTTGGAAGTTTTGAATCGCTAATGCAGGATCTAAAGTTGAACCTGTCAGACCTACAGTTTTCGCTAAGTGAGTCATAAACTTAGAACCACCTTTGTCTTGCCATTGATATGGTCCAACGTTTCTTGAATAGTATGCACTTGGATCACCTGTAGCAATCGCTTTAGTATCTTCGTATAACTGAACATAACTATCAGTAGTTGGTCCAAACGCTACAGACTTAATGTCTAATAATGAATTGTATTGTTTAATTCCACCAGTAAAAAGATTGAACTGCTCGTTCTCTCCGCGTACTTGCATGAGCATGTGTAATGAATGAAGTTCCATATAACTCAAGCCATCAAACTCCCTATCAGGATCGGATGAAGTTAATGGAAATGGTAGTGCTCCAGACTTAGCTCTAAGTTTAGAAAAACGCTCATCATCTTCTGGATCAAATCCAAATATAACAGACATTAACATTGTAGTTACCATAAGCATTGCAACTTCTGTAAAGAACTTTAATGCAGCGGCTTTCTCAGGAGCTGTCATATAAGGTAAGTTTTTACCACCAGTTTTTATAGTTTCAATAACAGTTTTAGAAAACTGAATATAAAACCCCATTTGTACATCGCCTAGTCCAGGATTTAATCTTGGCTTTGCGTCCCATAAAGAACCAGAGAATCCCCATCTATTAGTAGCCATTGTAGTAAAGTATCTTCTCAAATATGAGATAAACCTAAATGCCAAATAACGTTGTGCTTCTGGTTGATCAAACTTAGCGTATGCACCACCCATGTTATTAGCTACTTGTTGCATTCTATTTTTCATGAACTTAAATTCACTGTTTTGAATTTCAACAGAACCTCCATTTCTACCAGCAGTATCAAGCTTTTTATCATATTTCCTATTGATAGCATCAATTCTATCCTGTAGTTTAATTTTTTCAAAAGGATCTGTAATGGTACTTATGTCATCAATATCTGCAAGTTCATCTCTACGGTCTTGTTCAATGTCATCAACATTCTCTAGAACATTTTCAATAGGCACTCTACCAAACACATTTTCAATTTCAGATTCTGGTATGTTATATCTTTTAGCAATACTTGCATAACTGTCACCTTCTTTAACTCTAATCTTTGTTGGATTTAATGCGTATCTTATATCAATACCATCTTTTAAACGAATTTGATTATCAACAGTTTCAAAGGCTTCAATATAAGGAATCTCTTCAGTACTACCATCATCTAATAAACGAGTAACTTTTTTCTTATATAACATCCCTGCACCAAGTTGAATACCTGCTTGATTCTCCACCCATTTTCTTGGTGAGTATAACCAAGAAATTTCAGCGGTATCTTTAAGCATTGTACGTGACATGTTCTCACCAAACTTTTCTTCAAACTTTCCTTGAATCATATCAAATGAATCAACTAACTGTTGCATATGACTCTTAGCACCTTTCTTATAAAGTTCTCCAGTAAAACTTAATTCAGCCATTGCTTTATAAGACCAGGCATTTCCTTTTTGTAATGAAGTGTGATCAACGTATTGTCCACCACTTGCTTCAATCATTTCTTGAAACTTCATACCTAAACTATTCTTAAGTGCTGAAGGTATATTCAATGCAAAGAAAGAAAAAGAAGCTCTTTTAAATAAAAGATTGGCAAAGTTATTTAACCAAGGGACATCAGCAGTAATACCTTTTTGTGCAATACCTTCAAACTCCCTTTCAATTAAATTATTTACAGCGGTTAACCTTACATTGTCTTTTTTAGGTAGATAGCTAAGTATACCACGATTCTTAAACTCAGCTTCATTTACTTTATTTAAATCATTAATAGCATTTACTGGATTATTTAATGTGTTCTGAATAGCACGGACAATAGGTGATATCTTAACCAATTGTTTTTGACGTTCAGCAGACATCATATATCTCATCATTGATTGCGTAACATTTGTTGTAACCTCATTCGCCTCTAAATCAAACAAACCTGCAATTGGAATATCAGTAGTTTCATTATCAAACATGTCAGCCCTTACAAGGTTAAACTGTTCATTATAGCTATACCCATCTTCTGATTGCGATTTTTCACCAGTAAAGAACTCTTTAACTCTTTGTGCATATTGAGACAAAGCATTCCATTTCTTTTGACCTGCCTCATTAATTTTAGTTGACTGGAGTATTTCTAATCCTTCTTTTTGAAATCTAGGAAAGTCTAAATATAAACGGCTTTTATAAGATAAACCATCCTGATGTTTTAGGTGAAATTCTTTCATCTTCTCAAGAACAGCAAACAACGCAGGATCATCTGTACGCATTGCTTCATACTTCTCATTGATATATGTAGAACCTGCAGGCTGAATAGCTTTTGGTAAAAACCGTCCTCTGTTATCAACAGTTTCATTCATTACACGGCGCGTCTTATACTTACTCTTTACAACTCGTGCGTAATAATCCATAGAAGGAAGACCTTCAATAGTATCAATTACTCTACCAGATGCATTCTTAATTTGATAAGACTCCGTCATTGTAGGATCTGATGGCTTGATTATGCTCCAAGGATATGTACGCTTGTAACGAGTTTTTTTAATCCGTTGATTTGAACCTTCAACCTTCTCGGAATATTCCTCTTCAAGGTGAGCTGTATTAAACCATTTAGCAAACTCTGCATCTTGACTAATTAAATCTTTAACAACCTCTTCAGTCATAACGTTATCTACATTTTCAGCAGTAACATTTCTAATTTTCCATTTGTCATATATCTTGTCTGTGTTAAGCTTAGACAACCAATTGTTTAAGATATCTACATAATAAGGTGTAGCCTCTCTTTGTGATAATTGTGAAAGTTCTGCATAAAGTCCGTTTAGCTCAGCAATTTCAAATTCAGATAACCCTCTATCATTCTTAAGATCATATAGCCTTTGAAGTTCTTTGTAATCTTCACTACCTAATCTACCTGCAGATTTCTTTTTCTTAAGTAATGCATAGAACCTATCTGTCTCAATTTGAGTAAGGCCATTATTCTTAACGCCTTCTTTTTTCATTTCAGCAAGCTGCTCTTCTAGTTCCTTTATCTCTTGCTGAGAACCTTCAGACAAATCAGTTCCTATGATTTGATTATCATCATCTCTGTAACCACCAGTAAGCTCAATGATTTTTTCCCATATAGCACCTTGATCTACATTCTTTCTTTCACTATCTGGTAACTTAGAAACAAGTTCCTTAACTCTATTAAGAATTAAGTTTCTTTTTTCATACCACTCATCCTTAATTACTTTACGTGAGTTTCTTTTCTTCCATTCATTAATACGTACTTCATACTCAGCATCATCAACGCCTTCATTCTTTAATTCCTGTGTAAAATCTATATAAGCATTTTCAAAAACACCCTTACGTATCTTCCACTCATAGAAGTCACGGGACTGTTTACGAAAATCTCTTAAACGTTTAGCTATTTCAGCAGTTTCACCAGTCTTCAATTTACCATTCAAGTCATAACGCGAGTGCATGTTTCTGTACTCTCTCCAAAGGTCGTCTACCTCATCAGCAATAAGCATCTGGTCACTCTGCGTCTTGGCAGGTTCTGTAATACTTCTCATACGCTCAAAAAATTCCTCTCTAAGATATGCGGCCTTCTTACCAATAGCATCTTTCTCAAAAATAGATTGCCGGTCATAGAACTCTGATACGTATTCCTGATTCATATACTTACGTTGCCACTCCTTTTGAGCAGCCACTGCATCTATCAAGACTTGTTTATTAGCATCATTATTTTCAGAAGAGTATTGTTTCTGTGCTTCAGTTACTGCATGAGCAAGACTGTCTTCATCATACCTATAGTTCTTAAATCTATTAATAAAAGACCATACCTCTTTCTCTTCAAGTTCTCCTGTCTCACGGTCCCATTTAGCAACCTTATCTGTGAAACCAATCTTCTCTCCAAGTTCACCCAACTTGTTAGGGTTATATCCTGCAGTCTCAAGCAAAGGTCTCATGGTTTCCGCAAACACATTAAACTTTTCTTGACTTACTATCATCACATCGTTCAGTGCATTTTTTGTATAAAGCGCAAGACCACCAACAATTGGATCAGTATTATACAAGTACCCCTCAAGGTAAGAGTTAAACCAATTGGCATCACCCATGTTACCTCTCAGTAGTGCTTCTATCTTATCCTTATTGATAGACAATCCTTTTTGTGACAAAGCAAGTAAACCATCTAGGTTCTTCTTCTCCCCTATAGATAAGTTACCCTTCTTGTCACGGGCAATCATATCATTCATTTGAGTGTACTCTTTCTCCGTCATACCATGGTACTCCTTAAAGATTACATCAATACGTTCTTGTGGTGCTCCCTGCTCTCTAAGCTTAGCAATCATCCCTTCATATCTTTCACGTACACTTCTGTTGATTGGTTCCAGTTGTTCAAAGACAGCATCTCTTGCACCAGCAGCATACATCTCATTTATTAGCTCTTTACTCTTTCTTAAGTTACGCATGGTATCTTCAGTAAGTGCTACTAGAGGAGATCTATTTGGTACACCGTTTTCAGCCTTATCAATGACAGCTTTAAACTCTTCTATAAAAGATGTCCAGTGATTGATAAACTTATCGTAGTGATAAGCCTTGTGCATATTATCTTGAGTATCCGGATACTTTGAAATATCTTGTATGTGAGCAAACACTTTCTCCATTACAGATTCTAAACGGAACAGTGTATTAGACAATGCCTCAACTCTGTTTTTACTTTCATCTACGTCTTCTCTAAACTCATCCGCCATCTTTGCCACAGCAGTTTGCCATTGACCAAGATTACCTTTCATTGCTTGGAGATCTCCACGCTGGTATTCATCTGTCAATAACTCAGCAAGTTCCTCATAGTTCTCATTTCTCATCAACATGTTCAGCTGACTTGAAATCATATCATAGAAAGTGTTTACTGTATTCTGTATATCTTTCTCTCCAATCTTTTCAAGATCTGAGCTTACTTCGCCGTAAGCCTCTCTACTATATGCAACTAATTCCTCATCAGAAAGAACCTCAGTGTTTATTTCAATCTTCTCACCTTTAACTAATATGTCAGATAATTCATCTAACGTAGTTGCAGCATCTAATTTACTTACTGGAATTGCTCTACCAAACGTCTTTCTTAAAGTTTGTTTGATAGCATATAGAAGGTCCTTGATAAATTTAGCAAAAGCTGAAGGTGTCTTCTCATTAGACAACTTATTATTAGCATCCGATGCTAAAGCTTTTACAATAGCTTCCTCTTTAAATCTTGGTGAATCAACTTCCAATTCAGGATAGTTTTCAGCAACACTTTGTATGATAGCTTGACCTTCTGTAGTTGAGTTCAGTTCATCAAATAGTGCATCTAATTGCTTAGGATTAGTTTGTGCAATATGTCTAATGATTGGATGAGCAAATTCATGGAATGCCATTTCAGTATTCATTCTATCAGCAATGAAATAAATTTTACCTCCATAAAAGAAAGCAGCTTCTCCATTCCAAGGATTTTTTGAGTCCTTAGTTATTTCTGCAGCATCCGTTGCTGAGACCATTTCATAATCAATACCAAGCATTTCGCTCATCTTATTAGCAACCTCAATAGCTTTAGTATTTTTAAGTTGATCAGATGTTATAGTATTATCCTCAGATCTACCCTGCGTTGTTTCAGCTATCTCAGCTAATGAAGGGTTTTCAGACATTTGCTTATTACCATCTTTTCTTTTCAATTGATATAAAGGAACATTTGGCGTAGGAGACATAAAAGTTGACTTGAAGTTTCTAGGTATTAAAACCCTAGTTGCTTCAGTAACGTCATACTGAAAAGCATTTATATCGTACTCCTTAAGTCTAATTTTTCTATCACCAATTCTATTACTTCTATTTATTTTTAATCTAGCTTTTTCTTTTTGTTCTGGGGTTAAAGCATCAAACATTTTTTCTAACTCTGCATATGTTATAATATTACCAGTCTTCATGCGAACTCTGTGATATTTACCATATGTTTTTTTAGCAAATATATTATAAAGACCTGACCTATTAATAACACCTTTAGGTCCTCCAGCAACAGACCTTTCAATTGGTGAAAAGAATATACTGTCAGCTTCTTTAAAATAGTTAAGTTCAGTTATTGCCTGCATAACTTCTCTCATAATAGGTATAGCTCTTCTATTTATAGAAGTCGCTATCTTCATTTTTGATTTAGATGCTTTTGGTACTATAATCAAATATGCTTTTTCAGCAATTTGACCACCTTGACCTAGACCATCAGAAACCTTAAGAGTTCTTGTTTCAAACTTAACACCAGGAATATTACGTTTAATTTCAGTTTCATTTGCACCAGTATTTTCTATACGCAATTCATAATGAGTGTCTGTTTCTTTAAACAACTTATAATTTCCTGGTTTACCTTTTAAATCAAAAGTAAACATTACTGTGTGATCAGCCCAATAAAGATCTTCAATAGTATAACGTTTATCAGATAATTCTTTTAAAGAATAAGCATCTGAATAATTAAAAATATTAGATTTAAAACCAACTTCCCCAATCTGTGTACCGACATAAGGGTTCTCAGCAAATTCAGCTCTTTCTGTACCCGCCTGAATGTATATTTTTTCTTGGACTACTTCACCAGTCTTTGGATTTAAAGTTTCAATAAATATTGTTTTTTCTTTAATTTCTTTAGTTGTTTGGCTATTTTCATCAAATGCTTGTAAAGAATTTACTTCCAAATTATCTATTTGCACTTCTATTTTAGCTTTTTCTTTTTCTATTAAATCACGTAAAGATAAAGTTCTTTGGTCACTTGTAATAGAAATCTTTGTTCCCATTTCTAAGTTTCTATCAAATTTATAACCATCAACCATTATATCTTGTAAGCCGAAATTATTAGTAAATACATCTGCATAAAAGACACCTGGTGAAAACTTATATTGTTTTGTTCTTTCACTAAAAGCATCACCTGTTTGACGAGCCTCACTCATTAATTCCATAGACAATCGGCCCAACCTATCTTCTCGTTGATAACTATTTCTTGTGGTGTTTCTTACAACATCTAGCATTTTCTCAAGCTTTCTTTTTATAGGGCTATCACTATAAGCATCAGCAACTGTTTTTAACATAGCTGCTTGAAATAAATCACTATATTTTACTCTTAAAGCCTCTTCAGTCTCCCAACTTGTATATTCTTCGCTTTTTAATTCTTGATAAAAAGTATCAATATCACGCATCATATCTCCATCAGCAACATATGCAGTCATGTTACCTAATGTACCATCTAAAGATCCTGGGCGTGCTGAACTACCTCCTCTAAAATCTTGTGCTATAAAAAAGTTATTTTTATCAACAACTATTATCTGATTGCTTTCACGATCAAGAATTTTTTGATAATTATCTTCAAGTTTAGGATCACTTAAATAAACATTCATAGCGTCAACCTCCCGTTTTAAGCCAGGAATTTTATCTGAAGAAGCCTTTCCTTTTACATAACTGCCAATAGTAATTTTTGCATTGGAAGCCAACAGTTCTGACAAATCTCCTAAAGATAATGACGGAGGAATATATATAACATCAATAATATCCTGATTAGGTCCAAACAGTTGTTTGATTTTACTAATTATAGCTTCCCAAACCTTCATTAATTTATTATATAAACCCGTATCTGGGTTTATTTTTCCAGCAGCTAATCGTCCTAATAATTCTACAATAGCTTCTTCTACAGCAATTTCATGAAATTCTTCAGGACTTAAATTAGCATAAGCTTCTTCATCACTATAAGTTTCATAAATTTCATCTAAAACATCTTTATGATTGGTCTCTATATCTTTTATTAAATTACCTAACAGATTAGAATTACCCTTACGTATTAAGTCAATAAAGATGTGGCCAAACTCATGCAGAGGTGTATCTAGCGTAGCTGTGGCTGTATTAATAACAATAACACGTTTACCATCTACTAATTCAACCTTACCTTTGTATCGCTCATTAGGAAGCTCTTCTAATCTATATTCATAATCACCAAACTTCTCAGCCATCCTTTTAGTTAAACTTTTAACAGTTTCATAGCTAACAGCATTTACATCATCAGCAATTCTTCTTAACTGAAGTTTAGTTTTAGCACTAATTTTTGCTTGAACTTTTTCAGGAGTACGGATCATTCCATCCGTTTCCATAAAGTCTCTATACGCTTCAAAGGTTCCTACTGATTTTTCCAGAGACTTCCACTCAGGCATATTTATATTTGGACAACTAGACATAATAAATTGTTTATTAACCCATACACTGATTCATAAAATCGCGCACGGCCTGATCATTTTTTTGTATAATTTTAGTATCGCTAACCTCCTGCTTAGCTTGAACCACTTCTCTTCCAACATTTACTTGAACATACTTAGGATTTAAGTAACCCAATCTATCAAACAACTGCTTAGACAAATATAAGAAAGTCTGAGGAGCAAACCTGTTTCCTGCTCTATTTTTATCAAGCATGTCTTGCCCATAACCTTCTTTATTAAAGACTAAGTTTTCACCATTAGACTTCTTTTCAACTAACATGTCAATTGCAGAGTCAATAGCTTCTTTTACAGTAGGTTCAATAGCACCATCTTTATCTCTAATAATTGTAGAACGTTCTCCACCAGTTTCATTATAGCCTGCTCTAGTAGGTAGGCCAAGTGCATTGGTGCTTGTATGCATTACAGAATCTGTAGTTGTGCCAGCATTTGCAGCATCGGCTGCTCTATTGTAAACATAAGTATTACCAGGATTATCTGCTAATTCTTGTATTAATGTTGTACGCCCTTTACTTGGATCAAATTCTTTTTGTGCAGGATTGTACATGCTGTTTGCATATGATAAATCAAGTGCATCAGTTTTTAATCCAGCTTTAGCAAAACCTTTAGCTTTAATTACAGTTCCAGTAAAGTAATCTTTACCTCTGATTTTAGATACTCTATTACTCATACCGTTTTGAACCTTAAACTTTTCCAAGAACTCCTTCATAATAAATACACCTTTGTTTTTTTCATTACTAAGAGCATTCATAAAAGCCTTAACAGGCTTGTTTATAAGGTTCATTATAGGTTTTTGAGGTACAATACGTACCAGAGAATACTTACTTCGTGTATTCATTCCTGATTGTAAGAACGCAATTACAGGCATTCTCTTAAAAAACTCAGTGATCTCATCAAGTTCTTCTTTTGTTTTGTTTGGAACAATCTCTTTCAGCTTTCTAGGGTCTGATAGGTTGACTAAATTCTCATGGTACTGATCTATTTCATCAGCAGTAAGACTAGTGTTGTTTAATGTCAAGTTTTTATATCTTCCATCAGGAGATACGTCAATTGACATTGCTCCAATCAAAGAGAAGTAAGCACTCAAATCATCATGCTTTTCTTTTATTCTTGTAAATTGTTGAGCATATGTATTATTACTCTGGAACATATTCCAGTAATTATAAGAATTGTCTAATGCTTTATCTCTCAACCATAACTCATAAGCCTTTTGAACCTTTCTTTTTTCAAATTGTTCAGCGCTCTCAGTTTCTTTTTGTTTGAGGTTCTCACTAATGAAATCCAACTTATTAGTGAATGCTGTATTCTTAGCAAGACTTGTAATAGGTGTAGAAGCTCTAAGTGTTTCTCTTTCTAGAACAAACTTATAATACTCTTCAGGTTTTTGGAAAGCCATAGCATTTACTTTAGCGTTCCCAACTTTGGCTAAACCAAAAGCGTTGTCCTCTTGGTAAGTCTTGTTAGTAAACTGTCTGTTTAGTTCATTCACATCAACATACAAAACACCGTCTTCTACATAAGCTCCATACTTAAGACTTGGTACTTTCTTAACAGTACCTGACTTCATCGTGTACCCATTATAATACTTGATATCATTTACATCTACTCCGCGCAGTGCATTTTGAAACAAGTAAAGAGGTAGATCATTCTTGAAGTCATTCGCAAACTTCTGTGCATCGCCACTAGTATCTTTAGCTAAATCAAAGTCTTCTCTTACAGAAGCCATGATGAAACCGTTTACATTTTTATCATTTCTAAGCGGGAACATTTTACCCAGAGACTCAATTTGAAATGGTTGAATAAAGAAACTTCCAATAGGTGAATCAGTTAAGATCCTATCTACCATATAAGATGGTATACGTGCATCTCTTTTCAGATCCTCCTTCATGAAGATTCTATTCTGTGCTTCAAATAAACTACCGTCCTTTGAAGTATCCACATTCATTTTCATCTTAATGTCCCGGATAGCTTTAGACATTTCTTCTACTTCAAGGAAGTGTAAGAATGCCGCTCTATCAACATCAGTATATTCATAAGCTTCACCCTTCTTTCTTTGTGCAGACTCCTTAACTATTGCACTTCTTAATTTTTCTATATCAAAAGTACCTTCATCATTTAAAACATCTTCTGTTATTCTTGCCACAGCTTCATTCAATACATTAGAAGGAAACTTAGCATCTTCCTCTGCCATATCAAACCCAAACTCAGGACTTGTCAATATCTCAGTTCTAGCTTTACCTCTATAATAAGCAGGCTTCTCTGGAGCTTTACCTAATGGTTGAGCAAATGTACTTTTAGCAAGCTTCTGTTCCTTTACATATTCTCTAACCAAAGGCATAGATGAAAAGTAAATAGCATCCTTGATTGGAACACCTGATTGAACCATAAACAATAGAACTGGTGATACTTCTTTATTACCTTGAACATTAAAGATCCAAGTATCAGCTGCAATATCAACCCAACCATTCATCATCTGATTAATTACATCAGATACCTTATGCTCATTATTAGCATCCATGATATGAGCCAAAGATATTCCAGACTCATCGCCAACCTTACGTGTGTTGTGTTTTAAGAATAGTTTTTGGCGATGGTAACCTTTCATTCGCTTCTGCTCATTCTTACTAGGATTTTTCTTAGCCGCAAGTTTATTGTACTCTTTAGTTGTCATTCCTGCAGTAGGATTCATGTACATTCCAATACGGTTGAATACACTATTGTAAGTATTATCCACTGCTCCTAATCCAAGTGTTTCTTTACCAACGGCATTGGAAACGTGTTTAAATAAGTTATAACCAACTTCCAATGTTCTAGTAGGTGATATCATTTTTTTATCACCATTCATTCTTGATTTACCATTAACAGTATTGTATTGATCATAGTCATTAACTAAAGAACCAAGCTTTGCAGCTAAGTCATCAAAAATATCTGTACTGTTTGGTCTAACAAGACTTACAAAATTCTCTGGCAAAGCAAGTATAGACCTAATGTTTGTTAACAAGTCATTCTGAATAGCCTTATCATTAAGCATCTCTTTCTTAAATTCCTCAAGTGATTTAACTTCACCAGTCTTAATCATTTCAGCAATCTCGGCTACTATCTCACCCTCAAGATCCTCAACAGAAACTCCCCATAGTGCAGCAATCAATCCATCAACAGTAGCATCATCGCCACCCTTAAGATGTATTTTTTGTGCCTCAATGTACTTATCATAGTTTTCTTGAATCTCTTCTTCTGACCAGTTCCACATTTGTGGTGTGCTGGTAACCATTCCATTTTCACGCTTTGCCTTACGTATGTTAGGCATCATGATTGTCATCTTATCCACATCAAAATCTGCTCCTGACTTAGCAACAATTTCTGATGGCGGTATGATAATAGATCCTGCTTCTGCAGGCAAAAACTCATAGACTTCCATGAACTCCATAGAGTTTAATCCCTGTACTGGAATACGCACACCAACCATAGTAACCATTTCTCTATGACGTCCTGCGTCTAACCATTTATCATCTCTAATAAGTTGGTTCAATCTTTTAATTGTACCTATACGGTTACCGTCTAAATCATTCATGTCTAATAAGTGCATGAAGCTTCCTTGTAACGCAACCTTAACTTTCATAGCTGAGGTTGTTCCATCTTTTCCTACACCTTGTTGGTAGGTAGGTAAATCATTTGTACCATACTTCTTGTTGTCCGCATCATTTGCATTAGTATAGTTGTATCCTTCAGCACCGTTCATCTCTTCAAACATTGTACTAGCAACCTGGATCAATCCCTCACCATTTACTTTTTGCTTAATCAGACGTTTAACCATCAATGCATTCAGAATCTTTTCAATCTTCTCTACACTAAATGAAAGAGACAAATCTTCCTTTAGTTTACCGTTCTGAACATCAATGAAATCCAATTCATGTTCAGCAAGCTCACCACGTGAACCTAACTCTCTCTTAACCATTTTGATAAGATCTCCCATCTTTCCATCAAGAACTTCCACACCATCAACAATCTTAGATGTCCAGTTCATATCCTTAAGGAGCTTATCTTTTTGGTACTGAGTAAGCTTTGCTATGTTGCGCTCATATTCTAATAGAAGTTTGTATCTAGGAGATTCACCTTCTTTATCTTTTATTTTTTCCCAAGCGGTAATACGGTTATCAAAAGACATGCTCGGTTTAAAGTCTGTTGGTACGCCACCTTCCATTAAACCATCTTCAATAAGTTTTCTTAGCTGAGTGGAGAATATCACATTCCCTTTAGATTTAGATGCTATGGCTAACTGATTCTTCAAGTACTCTAAATGAATTACATTCTTGGTGAAAGGTGTATTCAGCTGAAGAGTTCTGTTCTTTAAATAAAGTGCATCAGGACCACCTTTTTTAGTGATGGTAGATACTTTAGAACCTGACTCAAATGTCAAATACTTAATACCTTCTTTAATCATCTTATCATGTAACGCTTCTGCATTCTTATTTTTGATTACTGTTGGTATAAGAGGCATCAAAGAATACTTATGCATTCCCATTAGTGACATTCCCTTTGTTTGAAGAGGCCCCCAATACTGTGCTTTAATTACTGGAAAGAATTCTGTAACCCTTTTAGGATCAACTCTTTTTCCATTAACAATATCTTCAAAGAGCTGATCTTGTTTTGTACTCCAATCACCTTCTGCAATTTTTAATTCTCTATATCCATCAAAAGTAATTAGACCTTGTGCATCAGCTTCATCCATTAATTTTTCACCATATGCCTTTGCACCAGCTTTACCTAAAGCTTTTACATAATCATCGTAATATGCCGATTTAACTTGCTGTTCCGTTACAACTGCTGTAGGAAAAGTTCCATCATAAGTAGCCATTCCCATATCAGAAAGACCTAGACGTTCCTGATTCTTTTTAGCGTAACTTGTACCAGCAACTCTAGGACCGTTGATATAATTCTGCATAGCAATATCTGTACGGTAAAGATCTCCCGTTGAACCAGCACCAGCATTCCTTTTATGGAAGCCTTCTTTTGCATGGTTAAATAACGCAAGGTCACCATAGAACAACGCAAGAGACTCAACATTATGTATAAAACTATTAGTAGTATATGAACGGATCAACGCATCTTTTGCTGACGCATTGTTCATAGTCACACCTTTAGCTTTTGCTTCTTTTTGTATCTGCTCTATAATGTTAGATGTAGTAAAGGAAGCATCCTTAAATAGTTTCTTATTTGCTGTATACTGATTTTCAAAATAGTTTGATACAGTGTTTTGGATAGCTTTTCTAACGTCAAGACTATTATTAATAGCCTCATTAATATCCTGATCAGTATTAACAATCTTCTCAAGAACATCTTTGGTAGTAGGATCTAATACATCGTCAAATATTGTAAAGTTCTTACCGTCTTCTGCATACTTAAAGTCATACTCCTCTATGCCATCAAGATTACGCATCTCGCGCATTCTTTTCATCTCAGCAATTATATGAGGAAGCAATCTTGAATATGTCTTTAACTGGTAATCTGATTCTGTATCTTCACTAAATAAGTAAGCAGGAACATACTGAGATGTTTTACTTCCAATGATTGGCCCATCAAGGGACAATGAATAAGAAGTTCCTTTATCTGCATGACGCATCATCTCTGGTGTACCAAAGTAAGATAAGTGTAGATCTAATATAAGTTTAGTGTAACCATCACTCTTTGCAGCAGCAATACCATCAGATGACTTGTCATCAATGTCTTTAATTAATACTCCACTAAGATTAGTTAAACGCAGCGTAACAAAATCTCCAACATCATTGGTTCTCCTCTTACCATAGTTAGGATCATTCTCCTGAAGGTCTAATCTAAACATTGACTTCATCCAGATAGAAGCCTCAGAAAAAGGATTCTTCTTTACATCTAAATGGGCCATGTATCTTTGAGCTACAATTTCTTTGTAGTCCTTTGTTGTGTCATTCAATCCATTAACCATTACAGTCATTGTATTGTTTAAGGTATGCTCAAACTGAGTATTACCCTCAGCATTAGTTACCATAAAGTTTGAAACAACATCCGAATATTTCGCTTCCAAAATCTGAAGAGCTTTGAATCTATTACCCAAGTTTTCAGTAAGGGTAAGCAAACTTCTTACTTTATTGATTTTACCTTTTCTGTCTTTCTTTGTCTTTAATTTCTCAAGATCATTTCTAAAGTAAATTGGACCAAATCTGTAAACGTTATCTCTAATAGCATTTCTTATTTCAGGAGTGTCCGTAAGGTCAAATCCTATAGCTCTATAAAACTCAAAGGCCTTTTCATTAAGTGTATCCTTTGGAAAAGCTTTAAGTACAGCATCAATATCAATGAAGTTACCTTTAGAGTCCCTCTTAATAAATTTAGATTGTCCTTGTTGAGCTGCTTGAAATTCTGACTCCCATCTTTTTCCTATGGCATAATCAGCATTAAACGCCTCACCAATTGTAGATGTATACTTAGCACCCTCACCAGTCACCTCTCTAGTAACAGTCATTTGAATTAATGGTACACGTGTCTTGTTGAACGCTTGCCAAAAATTTGTCCAAAGGTTTACTTCGGCACTATTTGAGTTTTCATTATAAATAGGCCCAAGTCTTTCTAGTATTTGCTGAGCCTGGGGGAAAGATTTAGCTTCCTCTTGCAACCTCTCATACATTGAATCAATGTTAGGTGAGTTCTGAAGAGCTCTGGCCAGTCTGTTCCATGTAGCCTGGAAAGGATGTAACTTAGTTATACCAAATCTGTTGGTTAACATAGCACCTTTCTTATCAGTGGCTTGTAATCCCTGAATCATATAAACGATCTCAGTTTTCGCTAAAGCTTTAAGTGAATTCTCTGTACCATTTCTAGTATAACCCTCTTTACCTTTTAAGAAAACATCAGTCTCATCCATGTCTTCATAATCTAATTTAATCTCAGCATCACTGAAGAGTTTAGATTTAAACATGTGGCTAGCAATCACACCTCTAACAGGTTCTCCTGCTGCAGGTAGTTGATCTTCTAAACCTAGAAACTTCTTAACATCATTTCCATTCTTATCTTTTACAACCTCAAACTTTCCAAACTCACGTAAGGTGAAGTTTAAAAGCTCAAGATCTTTTCCAATCTCTGCTTTTTTAACAGCATTCGTTTCAGTATCATATGCTTTAGCATATTCATCACGAATCTTCTTTAATCTAAAATGAGCATAACCGTAAGCTTTCATTCTTACTTTATCATTCTTGACAACATCAGATACAGAAGAGTAGCTTGTCTTGGAAGACAGTACTTGCATTCTTTCTTTATCTTTTCTAATCAAATCATTTCTTTCTGCCGCAGGAAGCTTCTTATAGAAACCACCAGCAAACTGAGCCTTAAGTTTAGCTAATTCATTCTGATCCTTAATATTAAGACCGGTGTTTCTCATATCAATGAACTCACCAAACAACGCATCTAATGATTCATTGATTGTGTTACTGTCCTCAATATTTATCTTATTGACACCCTCTCTATTCTCTAGAGCAAGGATACCACTTTCCAATTCACCAAACTGTACATTATCTGCACTGAAGGTGTATTGATTAAGATCACCAACTCTCAGCTTGTTAAAAAGTTTAGATACAGTTTTATCAGCATTCTGATTCAAAGTCATCTCGTACTCTGTAGTACCAGTGAATAATGTTTTTAAGAAGTTGTATATTCTACGAAATAAACTGTTCTGTTTAGGAGCACCTTTAGTTGCTTTTTGTCCACCAAGCATAAATGTTCGGAACTCTTCAGCCAACCATTCTTCAATTTGTTTGTCATTAGCATTGCTAAATGTAACACGCTTGCCATCAAAGGCCATAAAGCTACCAGACTTATTCCCAACTTCTTTGTACAACTCTTTTTTTTGCTGAGGTGTCATAAAGGCTTGACTAAATCCGTGCCATGCCTCATGGTATAGATCTGAATAGTCTGCTCCTTTAAATAAAGTAATACCACTAACTGCCCAACTTGCAACCGCATTTGGATTCTTAGTATTAATCAAATTGAAAGCCTCCTTAAATGGCATGTATTTACTCAAAGGACTCTTCTCATACCACACTTTAGCTGCAGCAATTTGTTCCTTGGTAGCCTTTAAATCTTTGTCTTTGACATCAAGTATCTTGTATAACTCCTCTTCATCAGAGCGATTAAAAAAGTTGTCCAATTCATCATCACTACTTGTATCAGGGTTTGTTGAAATATTTGTGTCTGGTTCTGCAACAACACCCTCATCAACTGGTGATTCATTTTCCTCAACAGCTCCCGGATATAATTCTTTCTGTACTTCTTCAGAAACATCAAAAGTAAAATATGCATTCAAGATATTTGGATCACCATTCTTTCTTATATCAGCTGAAGAGTAAAAGTTATCAGACAGAAACTGCTCATAAGTAGTTGACTCATCAATAGTATAAGTGATTGAACCATCATCATTCTTATTAAGAATAGGCATCTCCATAGGAGTTTTTAATCCAATATTCTTATTTACATGAATCTTAGTTTGACCTAAGACAGAATACACACCATCAACTTCCAGTACATCATTAATTTTACCTGCAGCAATAGATTTCACAATCCTAACATTAGGGTTGTTTTTCTCTTTCGCGTAAGCCTCACCTTTTGATATGGTATTCTGTGGAACTAATTCCGTTAAATACTTCTTTAATTCGGTCCTTGCTATTGCAATCTGTTCAGCAGTATCTAAGAAAAAGTTATCACCTCTTAAACGGATATAATACTTTCTACCATCCTTACCTTTCTTCATGTTGAAGCGGTTAGAATTTAAGAATAAGAATTTTTCTACAAACTCTTCTCTCTGTGAATAAGATATATCATTGCCAAATTCATTCTTTAAGTTGCCTAAGACAAGATCTAAGAGCATGTCAACATTACCAAACTCTGTTTTACCTGTTCTAGAGTTAACTCCTATTACTGGACGCTCTACCTCTAAAGGCATACCATGTGAATTTTCTGTAACAAAATATGCAGTACCCGGTTTCAAGTTGAGGTCTTGCTCTCCAGCAATTTTAATATCCGTTATTTTATTAATGCTTGTTAAAGAATGCCTGAACTTATTTACATCCTGATTAATCATTCCAAGACTACCACCGTTAATAAATGTCCGGACAGTATTATTTTGAGGATCTTTTGCAATATGCTTTCTGATATCATCAATCATCTGAAGCTCTCTCATATACTGAGCTTTCGCTTCACTTTTGCTTATCTTTCTTAATGCAGCTAATGCTCTTATTCTGTCATCATCTCTTTTTTTAGAACCAGCTTTTACAATATACTCACCCGCCTCATTAAATACCTTATCTGTATTTCTTAATTTGTAATAAGCAATGTTCCCACCTTCTATTGTTGGCATACCTGAAGTATCAAACTTCATAGGTTCACCAAATACATTTGTAAGTACCATGAATACACCTGTACGTTCTGGATCAAAAGTTAAATCAATCTCATTACCTACCTGGTCTTCTATCTGTTGGATAGACATTGTAGTAAGATGTACTGGACCATATCCTTCATAATCAAGTGCAGAGCTATCAATGGAACCACTTTGTTTCTGAAGAGCTTTTAAAAGATTTCTCTTCACTTTAAAAAGAAACTGTTCATTGTTTGTGTAAGGCACATTTTTATTCGGACCTGTAAACGGAGCTTCTACAGCAACATCAGCAAAGGCTGTTGGTGCATAAGATTGCCAAGTCTTTACAAAGAAGTCCCTTATAGCAGCGCCTACACTTTGTAGAATGCCAGGACTAGTTACAGGATCAGTTTTAGTATTTCTACCATCTTTAGGTCCTGGAGGAATTTCTTCTTCGTTATCTTCATTATTTAAAGCCTTTAGTTTCTCCAACGCATCACCAGCATTTCCAACTTCTAAATAAGTCCTAGTAGTAGTTAATCCGTTTTCTGGATTTGAGAACTCTAATATTAAATCATCTAAGGCATCTCTTGAGAATCCTTGTTTTCTTAAACCCGCTTTAATTTCAGGAACTCTACTTGCAAGTTGGTCAATGTTAACAGGAATCTGTCGTGCATAGTCTAGGGCTTTAGCTTCATTCTCAGACGCAGCTAAAACCTTATCAAAAATCTTTTTCATATAAACCTTCATATCAAAAGGCTTATCAGATCTAACACTCTTTAATAATTCTTTTCCAACAGCTGTACCAAATCTAATACGCTGTTCTCTACTAATACTACACTTTAACATTCTAACATTCGTTTATGTGATCATCCCAGTTATCATCGTCATTCTCATTATCAAGATTATCAACTATAGCATCTACCTCATCAGTTCCTTCTAAACCTTCAAGTGATTCATTTGATATTTCTTGATCCTCATTAGTTACTTCACCGTCATCTTCAGGCTCAACATTTTCAAGAGCTTCACTGTACAGATACTTAACTGATTCTTCCATTTCGCTTTCTTTTATGTATTGTTCTTTAGACGCATCTTTAACATGCTGAACTACTATAAATCTACCTGTTGTATCTTTTGCTGTTACTTCAACCATAGTATTACGGCCATCATTAAGCATGATAATTTCTCCTTCACTTACACTATCAAAGTTAACAGAAAAAGCTAATTGTTCCAACCTTGCGTTAATTAAAGTTTCTAACTCAGCTCCAGTATATCCCGCAGTTGTAGCAAGCAAAGGATTAGTTTGCATTTCAGAAAGTAGTTCAACTTTTGTTGCCATCAATTCTTCATATGTATTTGAAGAATCAATTTCTTCTTGTATACGAGTTCTTATTTCATTTCTAATTTCTGTTTGCTCTTCACGAACTTCAGCCTGATCAGCAAGTTCAATTTGATTACGTTCCTCTTTAGTTAATCTTTGGTAAGATAATCTCCAGGCTTCACCTATTGACATGCTTCTTACTTCATTCTTAGTATAACCAAGAGCTCTTAAAGCAGACTTCATTTCTCTAGTCTTAATACTAGGAACTTCAGCAACTGAATCAGCAATGTACTGTTTAATTTCAGCAACCTTTCCTGCAAATATTGCTTTTTCTTTTTCAGTAAAAGATTCTTTGTTTTTATATTTTTCAGCTATGGTTATAATACGTAAACGGCTGACTTTATTATTATCAACAAAGTCTGCATACTCCTCATCAGTTACATCTTCTTTTGCAAAAGACTCATCTGCTACAGGTTTAGCTTTACCTACTGGTACATTTTTATTGTATGCACTAATGGCATCTTCTTTTTTCTTAAAGATTGCACTCTTAAAGTAACCTATAAAAGCCGTAGACTTGAATATTTCTTCTGGAGATTTATTAAGGTAATCTTCATCAAGAAGGTCTTCGCCTCTCATGTCTCTACCTTCATTCTCTGCCATATATAAATCTAATACAGACTGCGCAAGTTTAGGATGTTTAGTCCTTAACTCAGAAATAGGCATCTTGTTAGTTACTGTTGGTGCAATAACAACTTCTTTAATTTCTGATTTAATAGATGCTTGTGGAGTAATTGAACCATACATAGAATCAATCTTCGCTGTAATAGCATTCATTGCAGCATTCAGTACAGTACCGCTAGGTCTGCCACCTAACATTTTACCAATTTGTCTTAATACTTTATCAACAAAAGACTTCCATCCAGATTGAACTTTATTCTCACTTGCTGTTGTAGCCGTTCCTAAAAAAGCTTGAAACTTTTCGTTAGACATGGCTTCTGCAACAAACCCTTCTACAGAAGTAAACCCTTCAAACATTCTTTTATTAGGATCTGCAAGAGCTCTTTTTTCTTCTGGAGAAAGCATGTCATATTTCATTCTTGCTTCCTGCATTAAAGTTTTCATTTCAGCTTTAAAACTAGCATCTTTACTTAAAGATTCACTAGCAATTCTATGCATCTCCTGCTTTAAAATAACTTGTTCAATAGGAGCACCTTCCATTCCCTGTTTATAATCATGCGAACTCCAACGTGCATCAATAACAGTTTGAGTAACATCACTATAGGAACCAGCTGTAGTGGCGTTATTTACAAATGTTACAAAATAATTCTTATCACTAACCTCCATTAATTTTTTAGCTAACTCTTTTTCTCTTACAGTAGATTGCGGGCTATCTATAATAGTTTGTAGCACTTGTACTAAAGGAATTTTTGTTTCTAAAGCAACATTATTAGTTTGTTGTGTTTTTTTAGATTCTAATAAAGGAGATATAATCTTGTCATACCTATCGTATATTTCTTCAAACTTAGCTATATCTTCAGGGTTAGTTATCTTTTCTTTATCAACTTTACCATCTGTTAAATAGTTCTCAGCGTTTGGAATAGCCTTAAGTAATTCTGCTTGCTCTTTTTGTCTTGAACTTTCTATTTTAGCATCAACCTCTTTTTCTTTTAGTGTTGTATCAAATCCAAACTGTTTAGCAATATCATCATATGTACGCTTGTCATTTTTAAGTTTATTTCTACCAACTTGATTATAAGGACTTCTATCCTGACCGGCATCAATGTTAGTTAAGCTATCCATGTATTTGTTAAGTATCTGTATAGCTTTAGAATATTGTTCTGAATTGGCAACAACTTCCATCTTGTCATCACCTTCATGTTCTGTAAGATAAAATGTATCTGGTACTATTCCTTCCTCTTCTAGTTTAACCAAGTCTGCGGGATCAAAAAACATACCTGCTTCATACAATTCGTTAAGCATGTCATTCTTATCTTTTACTTTAATAAACTCTTCTAAGGATTTTCTTATTTCATTTTTTCTGTTAGCGTAAATTTCGGCTTCTACAAACTTAATCTCTTCAAATTTTTCAGCAAAACCTTTTGGATTAATTAAAATATTAACAGCATCATTTGCTTTCTTTGATCTACCTTTAAGCATCTGATAATCTATAATGCTTTTAAATGTTGCATCAAGTTTTTGAGATTGAATAAAGTCACCATTCTTTTGTCCAAGAAAATCAACATAAGCATCAAAAGATTTACGTATAGCGGCTAAATCTTTAGCAGGCATCTTTTCTTCAACCGTATTTACCTTAGCCTCAGCAAGCGCATCTACATAAGAAGTAAGTAACTCTAACTGAGTCTGCTTCTCTTTTTGTAATTTCTTTTGGCGTGGCTCAATCATCTCGCCTTTTAAACTTTCAACTTGCATTTTCAAGCTATCAAGCTCACTTCCCGCTTGTTCAAAATCAAACATAACACTGAACTCACCATAAGGAGTATTTGCTAGTCCTGAATCTGCTTGAGCTGTAGAAAGTATAGACTCAGTTCTTTCCAGAGATCTATCAAAAGTGTCTTGATTAAAGACAAGTTCTTTAATAGCCTTATTCCAAGCACTTTCCTGAAGAAACTCTTCTTCCCTTGCCCTAGAATCTAAACCTTTTTTACGTGAATCATAAGGATTTTTTAAAAACTCTGTTGCATATTCCCATCTTTTTTGAATAGACTTACCACGCTTAACACCCTTATCAATAATATTCCCAAATTCTGCTTCTGTTAAATGAGGATATGATTCAGCTATATCTTCCGCTGAAATATTTTTCATGCTTTCCAACCTTTCCATAGTTGTATCAAACCTACCCATCTCTAATGCTGTAGTGATGTGTTCAAAACTGGCACTATCTTTAATATCATGGAGTGTTTTAGTGTCATCCATTTGTTCAGCATCATCCTCACCTTGTCTAGCAGCTTTCTGTTGCTGTAAGTTTAATAGATCCGGTGAAAGATATTTTGCAGGGTCTGCATAAAACTCGTTGAGCTTTTCTACAGTGTCATCTAATTTTGCAGCACGTTCATCTTTTACTTTTTTCCATTGAGCAGGATCAGTATAACGTAAAGACAAATTCTTTATGCCTTGTCCTCCACTATAAAGTTCTTGTTTAATCTGACCAACAGGTCCCATTACTGGGCCAATCAAACCAGGTATCATAAAACCAGACATGAATGTATGCAGTCCTTCTTTACTAACCTGCTTTACTAAGTTGTCACCAAGCATATTATACCATTGACCTCTTTCAGTATTTCCTCTGAATTGTGCCGTATAATAATCTTTAGTTGAACCAGATATTGTTTCCTGTGCAACTTCTTGTAAACCTTCAGGTATAGCACCTGCTGTATATTTTCTAGCAGCTGAACCAAGTAATCTAGGATTCCTCAAATATGTTAGAGGCTTGCTCATAAATCCTGGAGCTATCTTAGTATAGTTTTGCATCGCTGCTTTCTTAGGATCAAACAAAATATTCTTTCCTTTTTTACTAATAATATCTTTTACTGGTTTTGATGGTCTAAGTAAACCATCAAATAATATTTTATTACTATAAAGTATAGTAGGCATGTTTATCAAAGCAGTACTCTCACCTGCTTGTCTAGCTAGAGTTTTAATATTTGTTGCTTCTTCTCTATTAGGTGCTCTTCCATTCTCAGCAGTAAACTCACTATAAAGATTCTTCTCCATGTCTAATTGAGTATGACCACCCTCTAATGAACTTTCTCCAAAAGCTAAACGAAGTTGTTGAACATCTGCATAGAATGCACCAGCACCTTTAGTAGTATAAGCAAGTCTTCCTAGGTCGTCTACTTTGTTAGCGCCTCTAAAAAACTGAGCTGTATTCTCTAATGGGTTTATGAAATTTGCAGCACTCTTAAAAAAAGTACGTGCCTTATTAGCATCTTTTAGATTACCGAGAGTTTTCCTCATGTTGCTGGCAACCTTATAAGCACTTTTTATTTTACCAAAAGCACGTGTTGCGCGTGAAGCCATTAAAGCTGTATTAGCAGCAAAACCTGGTGCAGTGGCACCAAGCGTTGCACCCGTTGCCGCAGCTAAACCAACTTCAGCAGCAAATAATGCAGCTTCTTCTACAGCAAGCTCTGCTATAATACCAAAGGTATAACCAGCATTTAAGACACCATTAGCTAAGAAACCTTGAACACCACCTTTAGTTGTGTTACCAATTGCCATAGCTTTTTGTTGTGCCGTAGCAGCTTCAGTATCTGTAAGCTTACCAAATGACGCAGCATCTTTAAAAGCAATACTTGCATTAGCAAATGTTTGAGCACCTGCTCTTTGCCAATCATCCCACATTGAAGTGTTCTTATTGTAAAGCTCCTCATTATCTCTGAATGGTGAAAAGCCTAATTTTTCATATACATCTCTATAACCAACAGAATTATATCTTTCGTAAAAGTTATTTCCACCCATAGGGTTTCTGAAATCTCCAGTACCTGACTTAGTCATTTTAAATTGGTCAGCTGCTATTAAATCTCTGTTTTGAAAACTACGCACAGTAGCCGCTATAGTATTACTAGATGCTTTTGGAAAGTTTGTGCCAAGACTTGGTGGTGGAACAAATGGTTTAACATTTACTCCATTTATGCTTTGCATGTTTTGCATGCTTGCTGGTACAGGAGCCTGCGGTTTAAGCATTTCAGGTGAAAAAGTATTATCGCTTGCACTTAGTGCCGGAGGCCCCGTATATAATGGTGAACTCGGATCAATGTCATCAAATCTTCCCATGTCTTATTGATTTAACAGTTGTTGTGGATCTTTAACTCCGTTTTGAAGAGTCCAAGCATCTACAATAGCTTTGTTTTGTGAAGCAATAGTTCCTAAGAAGCCATCATAATCTGACACAAGTCTATCAAGTGGTGTATTAAATGCATAAACATCATCAATCTCATCCCACATTGTATTACCTGATTCATCTAGACCAATTGCGTATTTTCCTCGCGCATGATATTGGCCTGTCTCTTTATCTGTTTCTATACGGAAATCTTTTGAATAATTGGGATGACCATCAAAATCAATCTGACCTCTCCATGACATAAGCTGTTCATTGTAACTCTTTTGAGAGCTAGCCGCAAATACGTTTGTAGCATCAGACTTTGGAAGATAAACGGTCATACCTTCAGTAGTAAGCTCCTTCATATAAGGACGGAGAACACCTGGTTCTTTTTCACTCCCCTTATATTTGTTTACATACGGTTGGTTAAACTTAATATTTAAAGCAGTCATGCTTTCATCTTCACCCGCAATATTTTGATAAGTAACAGTTGGTATTGGTCTTGAAGCACCTTTTTTCATAGTAGCCATATCTTTATACAACTGCTGTAAAATCATTTGACCATTATCCATGCTTGAACCAGGTACACTATTTTGAGGACCTCCCATACTGACAATAGCGTTACCACTATTTATAGCATCCTTTAAAAATCCCGTTGTTCCAATTGTTGCTGTACTTCTATAAAACTTAGGATCAGCTGCATCAAATCTTATTCCTTGAGAATAAGAATCTCCAGCTCCATTTATACCTAACCATGCTCTATCACCATCAGGTGTTACATTTTCACTAAAAGCTCTTTGCCACATATCATGTATACCCGGAGCACCCATCTGAAGATCTTCATTTCCAAACCATGTATCCCCTGCATCACCTGCGCCATAACCAGCTCTATTAGCTCTGTCAGTAGGAGAGTCATAATCCCATCCTCCTAAATGTTCTGTTCCATCCCACCAACTCCAACCACTTCCCATCTCACCTTCTTCAAGGTCATTCCAAGGCATTACCCACTCAAGGACATTGGCTAATTCACCAGTTACACCAGCTACAGTAGTTCCTATTCCATCAACTACGGAACCTAAAACGTTTCCTACACTTGACCAGAATCCTCCTTCTATTTCTCCAGTAGCAGAATCATAATCTTCACCCATTGCTAACCTTCTGTCACCTCTGAACATTTCATTTGCAACCTTTGAACTATGACCTTTTGAGACCATGTTCTTTACAAATTGTTCCTTACCAACAGTGTGACCTTTAGCATCAATATAAGATTCAAAAGCATCTACTTCAAAATCTGAGTACTTGCCTGTTGAAGCGGCCTTACTAATAACCTCTTGTGCTTCACTTGCATACCAACCATCCATTTGTTCTAGTGCTGAATTCTTAGCTTCTATAGAACGTCTGTTACTTGCTGTGTTTGCCCATACTTGATCTAGGTGTGGTCTTAAAACCTCATTGCCTCCAGTTCTGTCATACATTCCTTTGATCGTACTCTCATACATATCATCAACGGCAGTACCTGAAAGTTCATTTATATTACCGCCATACTTTTTAGCTATCGCGTATTTCTGATCCAATGTTGTTGCATTGGCTAATTGCTCTTTTAATGCTCTTCCTTGGTTTGGAGTAATACCACCCGTTAATCCTCCGCCACCAGAACCACGTACTTCACTACCTCTTCCTTCTCCAGACAATGTTTCATCACCTGTCATTGAAGCATTGGCCATTGCATCTACAATAGCTACCAAGTCTGTTTGAGCTTGAGTATCTCCTGATGCAGCAGCATTAGCTGTGGCTTTATAAATATCAGATACAATACCTCTTTCAGAAGAACTTAAATCATTTTTTAAAGCTTCTCTATCATCACTGAACTCGTTGAATCCTTTCTGACTAGCCTCATAAGATTTACTATTTGGATTACCAGGATCTGCAGCACCCATAACATCTGTTGGAGTACCTACATTATATATCTCACCACCTGTTGCTACAAGTTGTTCAGCATATTGATCAAGGTCGAATTTATATTTAGTTAATTCTAATTTATTTTTGTGTCTCTGGTCAGCAAGAATCATTCTGTTCTTTTGTCTATAAGCCTCCATAGAATATGGATCCTCTTTCATCTTGAACTCATAATCCTTATAAGCCAAAGTGTTTGCTGCCGCATTAATGTCTTGCCCTAATCCAAATGAAGCCATAGCTCTATCAATATACTCAGCAGTATATTTAGGATTATTATTCTCAGCAATTGCATTAACATTGTTAGAGGCATCTTCAACTACTGCTAAAGAAGATGAGTAACCACCTTCTTGATTATTCAAGTCATTATATACTTTCGCTATTGTACTACCAGGCATGGCACCATCACTAGCAATTTTCTTTGCTACATCTTTTTTGATACGTGACGTTGTTTCAACTTGGTTTTCAATATCAGCTTTTGACTTACTAAACATCTGATCCAACACTGGAGTCATCTCATTAATGTAAGCTTGTTCAGCGGCTTCTGTAGAACCGTATTGTGCTTCATTACCATACACCCATTCTTTTCGGTCTACATAAGCTTTAGTCTTATAGTACTCCGTAATCTTAGGATCATTACCTAATGAGCCCATAAACAAGTTCTGTAAAGGCCCTACAAGCATAGGTCCATTTTTAGTAGTAGTAATATAGCCACCCTGTAATTGATCAACAGAAATACTTAACCCTGCTTCTTTTGCAAGAGCCATAGCTTTTTTCGTTACATCTTGATATGGTGTATAATTAGCATTACCAAAATTTAAAGCATCTTGTTTAGTGGCTTTTCTAAACTCATCAGCTTTATACTGAAGAGCTTTGTCTCCACCTTCCCACCAAGCACCACCACACTTCTCAATGTCTATACAGTTCTTGAAACTTTCTGATTTACCTTGTTGCTTCTGGAAGTTCTTTGTCCAGACCATATCTTTAACAATACCCTTATTGTCAAGCATTTGTTCAAAGATACCTGATGCCGCTTGCACATTAGCCGCTTTAGATAAATCCATAGTAGACATCTTCTTGATATCTTGATCTATAGTCTTAAAGAAAGCATCCCTAGATGCAATGTTATCATCACGCATCATTGGCGCATTCAACAAAGAACCATACATAGTACTAAGTTGGTCACGACCTTGGTCAGTCTTACTTTGTTTAAAGTCCAAAACCCCAGAGTAGAAGTTTAAGTCTGGAGCAAATGGTTGTATCTGTGGAATATAGGGTGTGACCCCGCTTAAGTATGTTGCCATTATTGAATCAGTTTATACAAAAATAATATATGTTTAGCAAACCTCATATGTTTATGAG